AGCAGAAGTAGAAAAATTCCTCGGTGAAGTGAGTGAGATGTATTCTAAATTAAAGGAAATAAATAATGGCTTATGAACCAAAAGAAGGTAGCGGATCGCTATTTAAGAATGACCGCAAAGAGAAACCAACCCATCCTGATTACGCTGGAACAATCATGGTCAATGGCAAAGAGCATTGGCTAAGTGGCTGGATTAAAGAAGGTAAGAATGGCAAGTTCTTTAGCATTGCGATTGGCAAGGAGAAGGAGCGCAGCAACTTTAAGGCCAAAGGCGATGACGAAATGCCTAAGAAAATCATTGATGATGATTTCGATTCTGTTCCATTCTAGGAGAATGACATGAAAAAGATAGCTTTAGCATTGGTAACATATATGTTACTAGGGTCAGTAGCCTATGCTTGCCAAACCACTACGATTATCGTAAACGGCAAGCTAACTACTTGTACGGTCTGCGGCACTATTATTACTTGCTTTTGATATGCAACAACAAATCACCGACCTCGTATTAAAGTTTCTAAGGCAAGGCTTTACGATTGAGCAGATAGAGAAGGCGTTTGAAGTGGAACTAGAAACAATCCGTAAATCAGCGCCAATGCTAAAGGCCCAAAAGGAAGCTGCTTTAGCCCCATAACCCCACTAAGAGATAGGCTTGTATCCTTCACGAGTTTTTGGCTAGTTCACTTCCTATCAAACTAGCATTAGTGTAAAATGGCAAAAGACCTAGGAATTATCAGTTCGCTAGGCCTTTCTAACCAATCTAACTTAACGGAGTTATCATGGCTAACGAAAATTCTACATTGACCAAAGAAATATTGCACGATCTTTTTATTTATAAAGATGGATTGCTGTATAAAAAACCAAAGTCCAATCGTTGCAGATCCGACATCATTATTGGCAGAAATAATGGAAACGGCTATCTTAGAACTGCTATAAATTACAAATCATATTACATTCACAGGTTGATTTTTGTGATGTTTCATGGATATTTTCCAAAGCAAATAGATCACATAGACGGAAACAGATCAAATAACCGCATAGAAAATTTGCGTGAGGCAAATAATGCTCAGAATAATTGGAATAAAACCACTACTAAAGCCAACACATCAGGCAGAAAAAATGTTTACTGGCACTCTGCTGCAAAGAAATGGGCAGTAGAAATTAAAGTAAATTCAGTAAAGAAATATATTGGTATTTTTGATGATTTAGAATTTGCTGATTTGGTAGCACATGAGGCAAGAAGCAAATACTTTGGTAGCTGGGCTAACCATTCTTAGCCATCTCTATAGCCTCTTTTCTTTCGCTTTCGGTGCGGCGCAACCAGCCAACTCCGAATACAGGAAATGTCTTTAGACCCTTGTAAAACGATGTACGAGCTTCTGAGAACTTATCTATCAATACTTCTACATTAGCCTCGTTTATCTTAGCCATTGTGTTTGGGCCAATAACGCCATCTGCCACTACACCGATTGCGTCTTGAAGTAACTTAACGCTGCGGCCTGAGCCAGAGTTTACTGCCATAGTAAATACTAATAAATCCAAGCCTCTTGGTAGTTTTTCGCAATAGCTAGTGCGCCAGTATTTCATCTCATACATAGGGCCTACGATCTCTGGAGTCAATGCTCGCATTGCTTTCTCGTCTACCTCATGCCCGATCCATTCTTCCCAAACCCTTTTGGTAACTCCAAGGTTAGTCATGCCGCCTGGATCAGACGGATGGTTTACAAAACCGCCCTCATGCTTTAAAACCTTAACCAAACATTCTTGGAAATTATTTGCCATCTTTTGCTTTCATATCCATAATCTTTTCTAATGTCCTGCCACCAAAGTAAAAGCTCATAATCAACATACCCCATTGACCTAAGAGTTCTACATAGGCTTTATTTGTATCTAGGTCAAACGCTGACATCATAGCAAAAATGAAGTAGCCGCCAAGGATAAAAAGTAAAGTCATTGGGCGAATATTTTTAGAAAGCCAGCTATCGCTACTCATGTCGGCTTGCAGTCTTGCAGTCAGTTCGTGCTGCTCTGCGGCATCGGCATTGATCTTGGCTAGTTCGCCATTCTGTTGCATCTCTAGCAGTTTTAGTTTGGCCTGTTCTGCCTGTGCTGGATCTGGAAAGACCTTATCTAGTATCTTGCCGCCAATGTCTAGTAATGCTGTTAATGGAAACATTTAAAAAGCCCTCAAAATAAACTTTAACCATAAAGTTACTACCAATGCAGCAACAAAACAATAGAACTGCACTCGCCTTACTGCTTTTAAATCATGCTGGTATTCTTCGTTGTTTTTGCGTTCCATGTTCTCAATGTCTAGCTTGATTTTAAGTAACGCATCCCACTCTTTTGCACCGTACTGCTTTACAAACTTAATCTTTAAATCTGCTTCTTCGTCTGATATTTGTTTCTTGCGCTTCCACTCATCAAGCGCTTTAATTAGCGCTCGTTCCTTTTTAAGTTCTGCCTCACGAGCCGCCCGTACTCTTTCTTGCGCCCTTTCTTTGGCTACATCTGTTGCATCTTTTTGTATGTTCTCAATCTGCTTAGAAACTGACTTACCAGCTTCACGAGCAGAATCCAGCCCAGAACTAAGCCCCTTTACTCCTTCTGTTAAACCTAGCGGATCGGACATAAATTATCATTTTCTAAAAACCATTTCTGAAATATAACTAATGAACGCACCGGCAACAGAGGCTACACCCATTAAGGCCCACAAAGATCCTTTAGAGCGTTCTGCCATAGCCACTAACTTTTTAATGTCGGTATCCATAGCATCTACTTTACGCTCTAAGTTTTCTACGGAATTAACTAGCTTGCCGTATTCTATTGGGTCAATGTCGCTCATAATTTACTCTTTCGGTTTCTCTAATGAATCTTTAAGCATCTTTAGAAACGCATCTTTACCTACTTGTAACTGCTGCGCTTGAAACTGCGTAGACGCTAACTTGCGGTCAAGGTCTAAGCAATGGTTTGTAAGTGCAACTTGCTCATCTGTAAAGTCGTTTGTGTCGTACTCAATGCCATCTATGACTAAGGGTTTCGCTTGTTTTTCGCCCATGTCGTTCTCCTAGTTGTGGTTAAAAAATTACCAAGGCAATCCAGACTGCTTTACTGGATTCTTTTGAGCCTCAATCTGTGCTGCTAATGCTTCTTCTACAGTTGATTGACCGAGTGATTCTTTTACCCAGCCAACAACAATCTCAGGAGTTAAATTGTTAAAAGCAACAATATTGCCTTCGCCCTGTGTGTAGCTTACTGTGCCATAGGTAGAAGCGGTGTAATCACCATCGACAGCGTTTACTGTGTAATGTACTGTGACTACAAAGCCATCAGAAGTAAGTCTATCCATTTGGGCTATTGCCCATGTGTATGTTGTTGCCATTTTATTTTCCTTCTAACGCATTTAAGCGTGTTGTTAAATTTTCAATCAATGCTTGTTGTTCTTGAATTGCTTTACACAAAATTGGAGTCAGCTTGCCATAGTCAACAGCCCAAGTATCTTCCTCTGTTCTGCCTTTGGTAACTACATCAGAAACTACTTCAGCTAGTTCTTGTGCAATAAAACCATAATCTTGATGCGAATTTTCACATCCAATCCAATCGTATTGCCTTACTTTAATATTTGAAACTGTGTCCAATGCTGGTTTTGCTTCAGTAATATTTTCTTTAAGACGAATGTCTGATGTTGTATTGTATAAAACTGCATTTGTGCTAGTAGCTCTAGTAATTGTTCCCAATACAGTAGTGCTATATTGAAAATACATAAAACCAGCAGAGGATTGGTTTGCTGTTTCTTTTAAGTTGATTCCTTGATTTGAACTACCATTAAAATCTAAAGTCATCTTACCTTGAGAGGCAATGGTAGTTGTATTAACCAACAAATTACCACTAGAGTCAATACGCATCTTTTCTGAGCCATTAGATGTAGAAAAAGACAGTGCATCGGCAGAAGGAGAGCCAATAAAGAATCCTGATGTACTTCCGTTATATCGTAAATAAATTGAGTATGGCTCGTTATTTGCAGCAAAGAAAGAACGACCACCATTAACATCTAGTCTTGCGCTAGGACTGCTAGTACCAATACCTACATTACCACTAGAGTTAATAGTTGCACGAACAGTATTGTTTGTTGCAAGGTGTAAAGAATACGCACCACCAGTTCCAAAAATTGCTGAGTAAGCTGTAGAGCCAGTAAATACTAATGGGGTGCTGCCTTCCAAACCAAGCGTCATAGTTCCGCCTGTATTTAACGCTTGGAAAGCTGCGTAATTTGTTCCTGTGCTTGATGTTATTCCAATCAATCCTGTAGCAGCAGAAACATCTAATCTACGTCCTGGACTGCTTGTGCCTATACCTACATTACCGCTTGTATCTATGCGTAGTCTTTCGCTACCATTTGTGTACATTGTTAGTGGTAAGAATGTGCCTGTTCCTGTACGGGTGGAATTAAGTCGCATATCATTTCCACCAACCATACGAAACTGCGCTAGACTCTCATCTGCCGTAAGACCGCTTACAGCAAAAAATCCAGATATAGCAGAAGAACCATTAGGGGCTACTGCCAAAGAGGTAGCTGAATTTGTGGTGCTTGTTTGAACAACCACTCCATTACTTATTGTTGCATTACTAAAATCACCAGTAATACGATTACCTGTACCTGTAAAAGTAAGGTTGCCTGATGTAGATACTGCTGTAACTCCAGTAACAGAGCCACCTGTAATAACAGGAGCAGTCATGGTATATGTGCCGCCCCTAATGCCATCTCCGCAATCACGAATCTGCGCCATCATATCTCGCATAGTATCGTTTACTGCTGACGGCAACATTCCTTCTGGAGCGCCATCAGGAGGAGCAGCAGTATTATTGCCAGGGGTAAGGGAGTATTTTGTATATGCCATGATTTTCCTTGATTATAACTTTATTGCGTTATTCTGATAAGCCAAATGCAGCGCCATATCCGATGCTTAGAGCCTTCTTTTGCAACTCTCTGCTTAGTGGCTCAACCGTAGTCGTAGAAGCCTTTGTAAGCAGTCTTGACGCTAATTTAGGGTCTAACATAGATTGCACCAACAATTCCCTAATTTGATCGTCTGTGCCGTTATATAGCCAGTTTAAAGGTGCAATGGTTTTATTAACAATTGGAGGCACTTCGCCAAACATCTGCTTACCAATAATGCCGCCAATAACATTGGCTGTAGACAAGTTTTTAAATGTGTCTGAGCCTGGCACTTTGCCGGAACGGTTTAAAACGCCAGAGTCTAAATCACGGCCTACTTTTTCCAATACCCGAACTTGCATTTCCGATAGTTTGGTATCTTTTGCAGTTGCACGAATGGCTCTTGCAAAGGATGGCTGGGAAATCATAAAATCGCCAACATTAATTGGGTCAGGCGTTGTGGATAAAACCTTAGACCTAAAGGTCTGTGCCTCTCCTAGGCGCTCAATGCCTTTGCTTGCGGCAGCATACTTTTGTAGATAATCTTTATAACCAGGCGCAGAAGAATCAATTACATCATCTACAGCCTTAATTACTGTATTTAATTCTTTGCTTGCTAGACTAAAAGCAGAGCCTTCTTTGTCTAAAAGCCCTTGTTGTGCTGCTCGTAAATCTTTACGAACCTCGTACAAAGAGCCAACGGTATCAGCCCTTGCAATAGAATCTTTTGCAAACTTCATTGCATTTTGTACTGTTGCTCGTTTACCTACATCTGAATTAAGAATGTTATCTATTTGTTTATTAACTACTAAAGTAGTAGCCGACTGGATCTGCTCTGGAGTTTGTGTAGATGCAGCAAAAGCAGCTTCACGCATAGGGGCAGTAACTTCATCTCGTTTTGCGATTGCTTGAGTTACAGCGTCTTGATCTTTAGCCATGCGGTCTAGAATTGTCATACGAGCTTTATTTGCCTGCGATGCTTGTGCGGCAAACTGACCAGTAGTGTCCATTCCACGAATAGCGGTTTCAGCAGAGATAAGCCCTACATCTCGGCTTGCCTGTGCAGTAGTGGGTGTATACCCTCCTATTGGCGCTTGAAACTCCTCTAAACGCTGTGCTAGTCCTTGTGGTCTATTAGCTAATTGCTCTAATACCTTGCCGACAATAGCCTCTCTGCCGCCTGCGGTAAATGGCCTAACAACTTCTCTGCCTGCCCTGCCCAATACTTGTGCGCCACCAGCCATACCACTAGGTGCTACCATGCCGCCAAGCATAGCCAAGCCTAATTGACCGCCAGCGCCTACATCAGCGTATTCACGACCAGCAGCAGAAGCTAATGCGCCACCAGCAGCAGCAGAGGCTTGTAATGGGACATTTTCAGCAAAAAAACGAGATAATGCAGGGGCTTGTGCGCCAGTAGTTTGTGCCGCCTGTAGGCTTCTTTGTGCCAATGCAGCAGGAGCAGCAACCCCAGCTAAAGCAGATGCAACATCTTGCGATATTTTTTCTTCTTTTGTTGCAGGCTCAGGCAATCCAGCAGATGTAAGTAATGTCTGCATAGATTTACTAGCCATTGGCAAGTTACCACCAATCATATTGATTAACTGGTTTAAGGCATCTCCAGCCATTAAAGGCAATCCAGCCGCACCAGTAATACCAGCCCTAGCAGTTAATCCTAATTGGCGTGGAAGCTCTTTTGCTGCTATTGCTGCCCCTTGGGAAATCTTTTCTACAATAGATTCTTCTTTTTTTGTTGGTTTATCTACACCAGTAGCTCTTAATGCAGCAACTCTAGCCTTTAACTCAGGGGAATTGGGATCAACATTATCTGGGATGTTGTCAATCGTAATTCCATCTTCGGTAGTAATGGAATATGACATATTAGTAGCTCACCTTAATGTTTTTGCTTGGCATTTTTGCTGGAGCGCCTAAAGCTCGATCTGCATTTAAACCATAAGCAGAACCTTGTTCTGCAAGTTCATTACGCTTTGCGTTATATGCTGTTGTTGCTGTGCCAAATAACTGATCTGATAATTGTTGGAAATCTTTTCTTTGATCTGGTGTTAATTTTTTACCGCTAATACGCAACTCTGCATAGTTTCTAGCACGATCTAGTGCGCCTGATGCGGCCATTGCCATGCCTAACTCTGACTCACGAACTACCGATCCTGGATCAAGCAATTTCATAAACTTAGTAGCCGCAGCCAAATCACCAGCAGGGCTATTAGATTTTAATGAGTCTGTAATTTGACCATAAGCCGATTGCATTTCTTGATATGCTTTATAAACAGGCTCAGATTTAAATTCGCCTCTTAATTTCATTTCATTCTCAAAGCCTTTTTGACCGCCAGTCATATCAACCATTACTTTTGGAGCAACGGCTGCTTTTTGAGCTAATTGAAAGTCTTGGAACGATCCTTGATAACCTTGTCCTACAGCAAATTGATATTCTTTAATTGCAGATGGTGTTGCCTCTGCTTTTGGCGTTGTTAGTTCAATAAACTTAGCTGGATCTGTTTGCCGTAGGAAATCTAACGCTGCACGATTGGCTGCGGCAGGATCAACTATATTGGTCATAGGCAGATTGCCACGCAATGCAGCAATAGTTTCCGGCTCTGCCATTGCGCCACCAAACTCAGGGCGAGAAAGCATCTCTAGTTGTGAGCCTACATCAGTAGACATTGGAATAGGCTGCGGTCTTTGTGTAGTAGCACCTGCAATAGCCTGCTCATAGCGTTTACGAGCATCTTGCTTTTGCTTTGCTTCGCCTAACTGCTGTGCTGTTAGCATCTGCTTTAGCGTAGTGTCAAACGATTGTTGATAAGCGCCCATGCCTGAGCCTAATGCGCCAGCCAAAGCCTGCCCTGTGCTAACTGGTCTAGCTTGTGGGCCTGATGCTCCTAACAAAGCAATTAACGCACCAATTCCACCTTGAGCCAGCGCATTGCTACGCATTTGCTCGGTTTGTTGCGGAGTTAGCGCATTAGAGTAATCTGGCGCAGAGCCAAGTAAAGCAGAGATAAAGTCTTGAGCCATTTTTCTATCCTAGTAAAGAATATGGATTGCGTTGAGGCGATCTTGTTTGCAATAAATTAAGTATTCCGGAGTAATCTACACCACCTTGCGGTAGTGTGCTACCTCTAAATTGTTGTGTAGCACCTGCTGGGGTTGCTGGAGATTGAGCTAATAAATTCTTTCCAAGCCTAGCTACATCTAATGCTTCTTTAATTCCAAGGCTTGCTGTTGGTACAGCTTGGCCGCCAATGCTGACTGATGTAGCTGGGATTAACTGTCCAGCCGCATTTACAGCAGGCAATCCGTTTGTGCCAAGCATATAACTAGAGCCAATAGCGCCACCGCCCTCTAAGCCTGTGCCTAATATTGTTCCTGGGGCTAATTCAGCCGATAATCCTGCGCCAGCGCCACCAACAGAACCAGCAGAAGGCAATGCAGGGTTTAATGATCCTACTGTGCCTGTGCCACCACCAATTGCTGCGCCTGTGCCAGCTAATGCTGATCCTGCCGTCAATCCTAATCCTGCCGCAGCTTGTGTTCCAGCAATTCCAGCAGCCGAACCAGCGCCAGCTAATGAGCCTACCGTACCACCACTAGCTAATAACCCACCACTAGCGCCAGCGCCAGCAGTTAATCCTGTTCCGGTAGCTGTACCACCAGCAGCTCCAGTAGCCGCACCTGCTCCAGCGCCAGCGCCAGAGGCAGCACCAGCCGTAGCAGCCGCAAGGCCTACAGTTACCCATCCACCAGGTATTTCTTCGTTTACAAATTCATCTACATCAGCCAATCCGCTACCAATAGACTGACCAACATCCTCTACAGCACCTAATATGCCACCGCCACCGCCATCTGTGCCTAATGCGGATGAAATTGGATCTGTAATTGCGCTAACAAGCCCACCACCACCGCCTTGAGGCTTTATCTTTCTATCGCCAATGTGCTGAAATGCCATAGCAGGCAAATCAGGTATTTCCATTAAGGCGCAAGCTCGATTATTAAATCTCATAGTCTATATTCCACTAATATTTGTTTGTTCTCAAAGCCAATGCGTTTCCATAATCGAGCCACAGATTCTCTTGCATATCCTTGAATTTTAGTTGCCCCCATGCTTTTGAGCAAACTTTTAAACTGATCTGATACTTGTCTATCGCTTACAAACTTGCCACCAATAGCTGTTACAAAAGCAATTAAATCGTTTGGATATGGCGAAAGACTAACTACGGCAGCGCCAAATATCTTGCCTTCATTTTCAGCAACAAACAATATCCATTGCTTATTGGTAATAAATACTTTTAACTGGTCTAGATTAAATTCCTCTACACCACTTAAATCTAAAGCTGGTTGCAAATACTCTGCTATTGCATCCCAATGCTGATGTATGTAAGCAGCATTAAGATGTATTACTTTCATTTATAGAAAGCCGCCTAATAAACCACCGCCAATAGCACCGATTGCTGGGGCTGCATAATTTGATCCTAGTGCGCCACCGATTGATGGGAAGGCTTGGCCTAAAGCATAACCACCTAAACCGCCAGCCAATGCGCCACCTAATGCGCCAGTAGTTCTGTTTTGATATAAAGGCTGCTGAGTAGTCTGTGTACCATAGCTACCCATAGGCGAACCATAAACCGATGACAAATAGCCTTGTAACTGTTGGTATGGCAATTGCTGACCAAACTGGAATCGAGCCATCTGCTCTTGTAAAGGCAATCCTGCGATAGCCTCTTGCTGTGCGCCAACTTGGCTCAATGCTTGTGAAGGCAAGAATTGCTGACCATAAATGCTTGGCGCTGCTTGTGCCAATGCAGCCTGTCCTAGCTGTGCTTGTTGCATTAAGCCACGCTCTTGCTGGAATTGTGTGCCAGCAATGTTAGAAGTTACATCGCCCAATGCACGACCAAAGCCTTCTGTAGCTGTTCCCAATGCTCTTTCCATTGCGCCAGAGCCTAAACGACCTGATTTGGAATAAAGACTAGAGATGCCTGGCAATACTGCTTGGCTAAACTGTTGCTCTAGTGGACGTGTGGCCGCTTGGATCATCTGTGCTTGATATGGGTTAGCGTTCAAAAATCCACCAGCAGCAGTTTGACCAATGCCGCCTAATGAGCTTTGAAATGCTTGCTGCGCTTGTTGCAGTACAGGGCTTTGCTGGCGAGCAATAGCCTCTTGTTGTGCAATAGACTCAGTAGTGGCAGCAGACGGGCTTACATAGGTTTGACCAGGAAAAAACTCAGGCTGTTGTCCTGTAAGGAATAGGCTCTGTGCCCTTTCCAAACCTTGCGTAAGGTATGGCAGTAATGCTGGGTCAATGCTTGAGGTCGATGTAGTTGATTGAACGGCCATGATATTTTCCTTTTATCCTACGATAATATATGTGTAATCTAGGTCTGCATGACCTGTGTTCTGGTGCGTAAGCGTTGCTGATCCGTTTGTTCTTGCAGATACATAACAAGTGCCAAACTCTTTTGCTGCATTAGATGTCATTGGTGTCATAATAATGACTGATTCAGCACCAATTCTTGCATCTGTAAGCGTTGTGGATGTGCCACCAGAGTTAAGCGTGATAGTGCCAGTATTGTTGGTTTTGCCATCCATAATGCTATTGACAATTTCAGCGACTGCTCGCTGATCTCCACCAAACGGAGGTAATCGTCTAAACATTATCGAGTCCCTAAACCATTCAAATCAATATCCATTCCGACTGCGGTTTTCCACAGACCTGTAGGTGTTAATTGTAGACGATGGTAGCGACCTACGCCACGAATACTTACACGGTTTTCTGCATCTGCAACGGTTTGCGAGCCAAACACAACTTGCTCATTTAACAGCCTGCGAGATACCAAAGCCACATTGCCTGAGCCATTATCTACAATTGGTTTAGCCATCGTAATTGCTGATGTAGTTCCTGGTACTTCAATATCGCCTGTTTCTATGTAGGCCGTGTTGTTTGCGCCTGAGAATGTAACGATTTTAGTATCTTTAACTCCAGCAAACTGCATCTTACCGCCAAGCCAAACACGGCTATCAAAGCTGCTCTCAATAGTCTCTAAGTTACCAAATACATCCAGCCCTTCTAATGTAAATGATGGCGTAGATGATGTGGCTATGCGGCTTGCTGTTGTTGTTCCGCTAGTCCACTTGCCGATTTCGTAGTTATAAATCAATAATTTATCTACAGTTGCAGAAGATAAGGAGGCATAAGCCCAAATAACGAGTTTTCTAGCTGGGTCTACAGCAGATGACATTAAGGGCAATAATCCCTCATCTACATTATCAAAGAAGAAACGGTTTACTTTCTCATTTCCAATGGGAATGATCTGCTGTCCGTCACAAGCATAGAATCCGTTATCCGACAGAAAGAACGATGTGCCGCCATACTGAATAATCGAGTTAGCCTCATAACAGCCTTGATTACGGCTGATATTATCAAACTGGAATACCAAAGGACTACCAACATACGACATACGATGGATTGAGCGATCCATAAATACTAGGCCAAACTCACCGCCAGTTAAACCAACTACTGCGCCACCGTCAGGAATATCTTGGAAATCAGCCTGTGTCGTAGCTGAATTAGTCCAGCTAGACTCATCACCCAAAGCAGACCATTGAACTCGATTGGCTCGGATTGTTGAATCATTTACATAGCCGGAAACTACAAAATCACGCACTACCGTTACATAACGAGATTGCGGAGCATCTGCGGCTAAATCGCTAAAATTTGAGGCTGAGTTTACATTAAAGCCTTGTATGCGGTTGCCACCATTTGCAGCAATAAGCACATTGCCAAATTGGGTAAAGCGCCAGCGCTGGTTAGTTGGTGTTACATATTGGAATGTCACCGTTCCTGTATCTGCGCCACTTGTAATATTTGTGCCTGTGTCTGAATAGGTAAATGTTGTTGTTGTTGGAACAGTATCAATATTAA